AAAAAGGCGCAAGCTGGATAACAAGCTGACCGTCCAGCGAACCCAACGTCAGGTCGCCCGAACTGTCACCCTGTAGGGTCAACTTGGCACTGTAGCGTGGTGTTAACATTATGCCGCCCGTGTCACATCTTTAACAATCTCAATTTGCACAGTCTCAGTAGACACAATCTCAGAACTCGCATTGGTCAGCTGAATGTCAATCTCAGCAATACCCACAGGCCAAGCTGACGTAGTAAGCTTGTACAGCTTGCAAGTGCGAGTAGCAGCGTTGAGCCAAGTGAACTCAAGGTCAGCCACAAGGGTGTCCTCTAGTGTGCGAATCTGCGCAGAGCCAGTCCAACCCGTCAAATCTGGAATAGCAATACCATTGTCGGTCACATCAACCTGACCGGACATGTTGAACGTGTCACCCCGTTTATGTTGGTACATTAGCTCTGCTTTCTGGTCTTGGGTTGAGTCGGTGTGTCAGGCGTTGCTGCCTTTTCACTCGCATTGCTCGTGTTGGATGCTGGGTTGGCAATGGGTTCCGAAGTGCCGCCACCTTTGAACATCGTACCAGACAACTTGGGCGCACCAGGGGGAGGCAAGTGCCCTGTCAACTGGATACAAGCCTCTTCATCCGTCAAGTAGCCAATAGACAGCAGTTCCAAAACCCTGGACTGCTCCATAGCTTTGAAAGCCTCAAGCTCATCCTTAGGTTTCAAATTTGGAGCAGCATACTTGAACTCCACGTACCCATCGTGACCCAGCAGTCGAATAGCAACAGTCAAAGCTCTGCTGTACATCTCGTTGATAGACAGACGTAGAGACTCAGCTTGCTTTAGAAACAGCAAGGATTCAGCACTACCAGCCCCACTTGTACCGGCAAAACCCAAAGTAACTGGAAGACTGCGAGTGCCGGAGACAAGCTTGGCGTTCAGCACCTTCTGAACACGCTCAATGATAGCAGAAGGGTCATTACCACCATCAATGTACGAAAAAGCTACCATGTCAAAGCTGACAAGTGCATCTTCAGGATTCAACCCGTTGATGGTGCTATCAACAGCAGCCATGATAGTGTTCTGGTACTCCGCATACTTGTCAGGATCGGCCAAAATCTCTGGAGGCGTCAGCCGCTTAACCTTGTCAGTGTCAATAATAGCATTTAGACGGGGCAAGACCGCCCGCTTCAACGCCTTTCGCATGTCGTTGTTGAACTCAAAGTCCGTCAAAATAGGCTGAATCGCACTGGTCAGAGGACTTGTGGGGTACGCATCGGTGACGTTTTGGTCAATAGGGACATAGATAAAAGTCGGCAAGTCGAGGTCAATTTCGTCACCACCAATCTTCTGCGCCACGCGAAACGACTTGTCTTCTTCGTAAATAACAAGCGTGCTGACCGCAATTTGGTTAAAACTAGACGGAATCGCTTGCTTATCAAGTGCAACTTCCAAGCCCATAGCACCGGACTGCAGTGCATCCAATCCCAAGCTGCAAGACAAGGTGTACAAGCCCTGTTGGTTGCCAAAGCTACCGTCTGCATTCCCCATGTAAGTCATCCGGCGCAGCAACTCATGTGCAGCAAGCGTGAACTGCGGGTCAACTTGACCGTCTAGGTTACGGCCAACCACCGTGTAGCTATCACTAATAGCAGTTCGCAGCAACAAGCTGACGCTTGAGCCAAGCTCTGGGCTGAACTTGGTCATGTTTTTCAGGGTGCCATAGTCCCCAGTGTTCGCCCTGACATCGGACACACGGTCAGTGGAGCTTGTCAAGGTGGTGGGTTTCTGCACCGCACCAGCCGCAGGCGTGATGTTTTTGCGATAACCGGGCAGGCCAACCCCACCCTTGGGTGCCTTCGGCAGCGGGGGCGGTGTCAACTCGGCAGCTTGACTGTCAGTAGGCAAGCCAACAAGTTGTTTGAATCGGTCGTAAAGTCCCATAGAATTCTCGCATGTAAAATGTCGCTAGGCGACATTTTACATGATTTTTGGAACCTGTCAACTTTTGTCGCGGACTCTGAAGCTGCTCACCATTTTGATGGCGGTGGCAGATTGGCTACCAAAGCCAACTTTGCTCAGCATCCTGGTAGCAAGGTACAAGTAGCCTAACGCAAAAATGCTGTGGTCGTTGCCGTTCGTTTTCTGCCAAATGAACACAATGTCATCTTTATCAAGCACTTCTGTGCGCTTGAGGCTGAGATACTGCTCGTTCATAGCCTCTTCTTTGTTGCTATTTTTCTTCTGTATGAGAATCTTTCTCTCTTTAAACAGGTCACGAATAGCATCTAGCAAGACCGTTCTGTTGACATGCAAGCGCCTGATATTGATCTTGCTGTCATCATCCGACTGCTTAGCTTTCTTATCGTGCAGAATGTACATGTCTGCACCCTTGTCTCTCGTGAAGACTGCTGCATAAGCGTTGGGGTCTTGGTCAGTGATGCGCATCACCTCACTTGTATAAGGCAGCATATCGTAAACGTGTACGATAACTTTATACTCTTTGATCAAAGCTCTGCGTCTCACTTCGAATTCGTGCAGCGGAACAAGCTCTCTGTGTACGATCAGCAAGGTGTCCATAGACCACCTGCCAATGTGGACGGCGCAGACTGAGCCTAAGTCAACCCCCATGAAGTGAATATCACTGGATTGGAGGTCTAGGTCCGTTAACGCTGTGTTAATATCTGACTGTACAAGCTGTTCGTTAGCGTCTTCAGCAGTCTCACCAAGCACCTGATTCTTCCACTCACTGCGCTTGTTGAATTCTGTAGAGGTTCTAACAAGGTAGGATGGTTTAAGAACCAGACAAGCTGTGACTGGTGTGATGAAGTAAGTGTTAGCTTCGTAGTTTTCAGTCGGGTTTTCAGCTACCCACTGCAAGCGGCTAGGGTGGAACTGTGGATCGCGTCCGCACTTTGGACACTGCCAGTGCGCTTCTTGGTACCGCAGATCCTTAAGGTTGGTCTTGTTGATGTCTTCCAGGCCATTGTACCAACCAGGGACTACGATGTGTTCATGGTAGTTTGGGAGAAACGTATGGTTGCAGTGTATGCAAGTGCCAAAGTGGTAGTAGCGAACGCTGGTTTCGGCTTCCTTGGAGATGCCAACGCCCTCAATCGTGGGCGTGCTGAACTGCTTGATGATTTGAAGCTCAGAGGCCTGTAGACGGCTTCGGAACTGCTTGAGGGTGTCAGGGTCAGACCGGTCGATTTCGTCGGCTATGAGGGCATCTGCGCTGATTGAGAGGGCTGCGGTTTCGGATTTGGAGCCCCGGATGAAAATAAAGTTGTTGCCAAGCTTTTTCAGTTCGCTGTTGTTGACGTTTGGATCAATTAGGCGCTGTAGCTCGGGACTGCCTTGGATGATGGGATCAAGCTTGGTTGTAACAAGCTTGGTGGCGTCATTTGAGGTGGGCAAGCTGTAAATCGCATGGAACTTTGGCTGACTTGCAGCACCAGCCAGGATGTAAGCCATCGTGGAGGTGGTCAAGCCGATCTGCGCAGGTTTTACAGAGTTGGTGACACGGGCGGTGTCGTTGATGATGTCTCTTTGAAAGCCGTACCGCTCTCCAAATCTGTAGGGCTGTCCGTCTAATTTGATGTATTTCTCTACGTAGGATGCAAGGTTTTCTAGAGTGTAGACGGAGTTTGCACCTTCTTCGATGCGTGTGAAGTGGTCAAGTTTCATTGTTTTGCCGTACTTTCTTCATGCGTCGGTACATGGTGCGTTCTGATACGTGAGCAAGGTCTGCTGCGTCCCTGACTCGGTGCTTGCGTTCTATGGTTTCTTTGGCAAGATTGGCCTGGAAAAGCTCTCTTGTTGCCCTCAAAAGTGCGGAATTTCGCTTTGGCGCACGCTCTGGAATGGCATGTGACAGGTAATTCTCGTTGAGATTGAGCAGTTTTGCGACTTCTCTAACAGTCTTTCTGCGGTTGTACAAGTCGTCGTACAAGTCCTTTGGGATGCGTTCCCGGATGTGCTTTCTTGGCATAGGCTTGTGTCTCTTGGTCAGGCAATCAGAGTGTTTTTGTACTCTTCGAGAAAAGCTTGTCTAACTTCTGGGTGGTTTTGGAGCACTTTTACAAGTGCTGACTCGATTTCTTTGAGTCGGTCAACGTTGTGTACGCGCTCTTGCAAGCTTGTGATGTCGGCCAAGACCCTGGCTAAGGTGTTGACGGCTTGGGCGCGTTGGGAGAGGCTGTCTTCGCTGCTTGACTGGACTGACAAGCGTTTGGCTGTGTTGAAGGCGAAAAGGAGTTCGTCTTTTATGGAGAGGTTGTCTAGGCTGGTGACTGGGTTGTAGTCGGGGATGTAGGTTTCTGGGTGGGGGATGTAGCTGTCGTCGTCAAATTCGGGCTCTGATGTGGGCCGTTGACTGCGTTTAAGGAAGTTGGACATGATGTTTGTTGGTGTTTGTGTTGTGCTTAGTGTATTGATTTTGGCTATGGCTGACAAGTGTTTCATAGTCGTAGGTAAAAACTTTCCAAAAATTTCTGGATGGAGAGGGACAGTAAGGCACTGCAGACGGCCAACTTGTAACAAAAAGGGTATACGTCATGTGTCGCATAAAAACTACAAAAATCTAGGTGTTTACCCTTATCAAACCCGAATAGACAACACACCCCAGATGTGATATACGCGCGTGCGCGTGCGCGTGCGTAATGCGCGCGTCTGGAATACATATAGGGACATCGACCATGAAATATAAGCAAATGCTTATGTACCCTGGGAACCTCGCCCTTATGCTTAGGCCAGTTTTTTGTGGTGTAATGGATTCCGGTTAGTTCATTAGGTGTTGATCGCGGCGCCTACCCCACTAGGGGCCCGTTCTTTATCGGTTCATCCACGCACCATTTCGGTGCATTGTCTTGGGCTATTAGCCCCGAAAACTTCATAGGAAAACGCTACCATGGCAAACATCATCGACGCCGCCGCCGCTTTGGCAAACATTGTCAACACTCCCGCCGCTCCCGCCGCTCCCGCCGCTCCCGCCGCCGCCGCTCCCGCCGCCGCCGTTGGCATTGACCCTAACAAGGTTGTTTATGAGGGCCTCAACGCACTGACCATGCTTAAGCCCCCTAGTGCGGTCAAGGGCGTGGATCGCAAAGCCTTGAAAATCGCTCACATGGGCCAGCAGGGGGCCCGCGCTTCCGTTGTCGCAGAGCTAACCGGTAAAAGCAAAGGCGCGACCATTCGCGCCTATGCTGGCGCCGAATTCGCGGCCATTGTGGGGAATGGTCATTCCCCCGATCTGTACGCAG